CATGTAATGGACAGTGTCAGCATTACCGTGTGTCATCAACGACACAGCAATGGCCTCACCAAGCCCTGTCTGCGGCCTGTTGTGGTTGGCTAACACCACAGGAGCAATACGCATGATGGAGCCATTTCCGCTAGACCTAGTGCCTGTGCTACCTTCATATGGTTGCTCTGTTGTCATGTTCTCGATGGCTTCAAAGCAAGTGCGTCCAATGTCAAAGCGATAGCCCCGTGTGCCGAAGTGTCCTGTCTTAGACCATGTCTTGAAGTTGAGAGCAATTTCATCAGGAGCAAACTTGCCCTTAGTAATGTATGCATCTGCAATACAGCAAGCCATAGCACCATCATCTGTCCACTCACCTATCTCAGCAGAGTGAACACCACCACCAATCATGTCTGTCACTTTGTCAAACTCATGAGGCCGCATAAATTCTACTGGCGCACCAAGTGCATCACCAACATACAAGCCCATGAACATACCAATTGCTTTATCTTTATTCATGTGATACCTAAAGAGAGGGGACTAAGCCCCTCTTGTTGATTAAGCTGCTTGCAAAAGCAGGTCGTTGAATGCACCTTTGAGCACAGCGTCAATGTCTTGCTCAATACGCAGTTGTTTGCGGCCTACATCAGCACCTTCACGGCTTGTCTCCACATGGGTGGAGATGTGTGTCAGTGTGTTGTAGACACGGTAGGCATTGTGTCCCATGTCATAGCTGTTGTGAATCTGCATGACACGCTCCAGCATTTTCTCATTGAACTTCCAGCCTGTTGAGGTGCGGTACTTGGTGACATGTTCACGGTAGAAGTGGACAGCAGTGTCTACATCCACCTTCACCACAGTCATCTGCTTCATTAGATCCACCTCATTCTCAAGCTGTGGAATCCAGTTGCTTGCCACCTGTCCAATCATGTGGGGATCACTGAACGTGGTGTGCTTCTGTGAGAAGCCGATGTTTTCACGAACAGAAATCATGCCATTCAAGCAAGCCAGACGCAAGATCATTGCTTGCACACTGCGCTTTACAGACTGGTCATGGCTATCGCCAATAACAATCTTCATCTTAGCGGCTTCGCCAAGCTGACCAGTGAAGTCATGGTTGGGCAGAATAATTTCTGCTCTCATTGCCGCACCGTTGTCAATGCTACGTGCCTTCACTTCCACTGTGGACAGATCAAGCACAGACTCTGACAAGCCTTGCCACAAGCTGTCCCACATAGTGCGGTAGTTCTGTGGATTGTGAACACGCTTACCATCACCAATGACAGAGTCATTCAGGGGATTGACCACCCAGAAACGTCCTTCAACAGGCATGCCGTTGCGGGTTGCTTGTTCACGGATGGGTTGGAAGTCGAGATCAGCGGGGAGGGAGGGGATTGTGTTCATGTGGATGCTCCTTTTATGAACGGTTGGGGAAGTGATGGGTGAACAACAACTGATGCTGTTGTGGCTACAAATTATAGCCATGTTAGAAAGGGGCTGTCAAACCCCTGTTGAAATTACCTGACAAAATTTGTCGGGATTGGTCTTGTTGGGTTGTCTCTTGCCCACAGGAGGGAAAGCTTGCCAACATGCAACACATTAAAGCAGTCGCCACGGATAAGCTCAATGGGTCTGCTCTTGTAGATGCGCTTTCGTAGCAGGTATGCCCTACCAAAAAGCTTGAAACGCTTTTCAAAATATCTCATATGTCCTTTCGTTTAAGTGGAATGACTTCTTCCCAAGCAGCTAAGTGAAACACTTCGTTGTTTGCATCAAGGCAATAGCTGTACATGCCATCAATGTGGTCAAAGAACAGGATGATGCCTTCACAAATGACGTAGCTCTTGTTACGTACACTGTACAAGGGGACGGGGTCTTGCTTTTCCCAATCGTTGATATCAATTTCACTGATCATACCATTTCCTTTTCACGTTTTCTATTATCCAAAAACTCATTGTACTTGTCAAGCTCAAGCTTAGCTTGCATCACACCATTAGCCCACCCTTGCTTGTATTCTAGGTTTGCTTTGCTGTACTCTGCATACATCTCTATATGTGCCAGCTTGTAGTAGCCTCGCTCAAAGCCTTGTTCATATGGTGTCTTCATTTATTTTCCTTATAGAAAATGTGGTTGTTAATCTTCACTGTCCTCTTCAGATGCTTAGCCCACTTCGGCTTCACATATGTAGCATGGTAGTGGGTTGCCCCACCTGTAACATCCACAAGGATGCCAGCCAGTGCCTTGTGTGTTATAGCCAGCACATCCCTTATGTTTCCTTTGATGCTCTTGTCTTTGGTTACAAACACCCATGAGAATTGTTTCCTCTCATATACAACAGAGCATACAGATTTCTTTGATCGCTTAGCTCTGTTCATAACAACAGCGGCAACAGCCTCCATCCCCTGCACACCCTCACCCCTTGCTTCGTGATAGAGCGTTTCCATCATACAACGGAAGCTTGCTTCATCAAGGGTTGGGAGGGAGGGCTGTGCCATTGGAGCCATGAACAAGGCCAGTGTTATTGTGGATAAGAATTTCATACCCTGTTATAGGCAATGTCTGTCGTTTAGTCAAACGAATACACTGCAATGACACGCTTCCCTGCCCTGCTAGCAAACGTATCAATCACAGAGCCATTACACACTGCCAAGGCATGACCCTTAACTAATACAATGTGTCTACCAGTTGGCTTTTTAGACACAAAGGTTTTCAGGGTGAAGCCTTTGTCAAAGAGTTTGACATTGTGCTTGACGGATAGTCGAAACATTTTGTTACCAAAGTAGGCCACCTCCTTAGCACCTGCCTCTGTATAGGCAGTGTGTAATGCTGCCCAAGGTGTGCCTCTGTTCTTGCGTCTGCCAAGCTGTGTAATCCTTGTATGGGCTTCGGGATATGTCATCGTTGACACATTGGCTAGTGCTCTGATGGCACAATCGTTCTTGTCTTTGATGCCAAAGTCTGTAGGTATGTAGCCTACATCAGCGGGTTTGATTTCGTAATGTCCGTTCATTGTGTGTCCTTTCAGGAATGTTGTTTCAAAGCGGCGTGAAGATGCCATCGAGTGAGAGAGGAACGTAGGTGATCAAGAGCTTTTTCCTCACTATAGAAGCATCGGAAATCACCCCAATCATCAATCCATTCGTCACCCTGTTTTAAAAACAGGACATGCCCATACTCCCCTACAGGCTGTACTTCCCAATCATCAAGGCTTGCATAACCCCAATCATCGAGATAAATCTCACGCACAATCTTCTTTGCTTCGTTGTCACTTGTGCCAATGAGTCTGCCAATTTCATTGGGGTGATATTCCTTGAGCAGTTCTTTAACTAACGGCTTCATGTGTGTCTCCTTAACAAGCGTCTAAGAATGTGCCATCATCATCGAACAAGACATACCGAATGGTAGACTTGTCATTAAACATCTTCGATGTAGTGTGGATGGCATCCAGTGTGTCAGCCAAGTCACCGCCTACGTCAAAGAGTCTGCGATATTCAGTGGTGAGTCCATGAATTTCTTTAACACCACCTTTCTCACATGCTTCAGCATATGAGCCATACAAATCTTGTCTATAAAAATCTAGTTGCATTGTGTGTCCTTTCAGGAGAGATAGAGTTTGTCGAGGAGAGCATCACGTTCACAATTTAGCTTAGCAACATAGTTGCTGTCGCCTTTGTGGATGGAGAGACATTCTTCAATGTCTTTGAGAGCATATCTACATTGTGTTGGTGTGTACTGCTTCACCTTGTTGGCAAAGAGTTTCATCATGTCGGTGTAGTTCATGTGTTTCCTTTCAGGAGAGGGGTGTCGAGGCTTTCAATTATCTGTGCTTACAAGAGGCTGTGAATCGGGACAAACCCTAACCTCCACTTTCACAATGGATGGATGTGTATACAAGCCACACATCAGAGCATGAGCCACTGCTTCTTCTTGAGAATCAAAGCTCTTCACCCACTCATGGCTGTTCGTAAACACCCATCGCAATTGGTAACGTGTGGTCATGCTACATACCTTTCATAAGAACGAATGCGACTTTCCCTGTTGGTGTGCTTCTCTACAAATTTAATTTGTACATCGGTGTTAAACAACAAGTGGCGACACACCAAAGACAAGTCTGCATCCTCTTCAAGGTAGACATTGTCTTTGTACTGGTAGCTGTAGCTTGATATCTCTTTGGCTAAGCCTAAGTTGTCCAGCACCTTGCGCTTCACCTTACCCCATGCATGGGATGGGTCATTGTAAACAATGATTGTGAATGTTTTCATTTGATTTCTCCTTGTGTCAACTCCTTTGGTATCTCAACTTCATCGCCGAGCTTGGATGCAACATAGCACCGCATGGCGGCGATCAGGGGTGTGGGGCCAGATTCAGTGTGTTCAATGTAGCCGCCCACTGAATCGGAAAGGTCAGCAGTCCACGCAAGTCCCGCACGATCTACACTGATTCCCTCACGCTCAATGATCGGCCCACCTTGTGACCAGTCTGTTGATGGGGCGTAGCTTCCTTCGGGCACAAGGTCTAACCGATACCCCTCACACCTCGCCACCGCCCAATCAAGGGCGTGTCCTGTCAGTTCATTTGTTTTCATGCTGTCACTCCCTCATATTCAAACACATAGTCCATCATCAAACGCAGAGCATCCTTGATGTCTTCGACACCCTTGAACACAGTGCGTCCTCTTAAGATGCCCTCTTCTCTGTACAAGTAGTAGGTGTCATCATCATCTTTACAAAGCTGATACGAATAATTTAAGTCATCGTCTTCGATGTTTGCAATAATCATGCTCATGTTATTTCCTTTCAGGTATCACCACCAACTGTCATAAAACACAGCCTTACCTTCGGTAATGGCCTCCCTTGCCTTTGCAACAAACTCAGACACAGATTCCAAATCCTCTGGATAGATGTCTTGAGAACCAAAGAAAAAGCCAGTGCGAGGAACAAGCTTGTTGTTTCCAGTGTCCATCTCAAGCCTGTCTAAATCCTCTGGATTTAAGCGAACAGTGGTGCAATTGAAGTCAGCCCTAGTCCCACCCTTAAAGCGATAGAGGTCTTCCATCCATCCATGCAGAGCATTGAATTTACGCCAGTAAAAAAGCTCTGTCGATTTACGATCAGCATCAGGCCGATAGTCAATTTCTTGTGTACCTACCCACTCTTTTGGTACAGAGAATGCATACATATCTAGTCCCATCATGTTTCCTTTCAGGAGAGTTTCATTACAAAAGTGTCATCAAATAATAAAGCCTTCGCTTTATTCAGGGTTTGCCTAGCACGGAAGTCATCGCCATGTGCCAGTTGCTCTTGAGCATCAGACAGCAGCGAAGCTAGCACCATGTAACCACCAGTTACTCTGTAGGTGAAGCTGTCTTTGACGCTTTCTTTGAAAGCTTCAATGTCACAGCCATACATCATCTTGTCGCTGTTGTTCATGAGTTGTCCTTTGCATAGTAGTTGTCTTTAAACAAGGGCACACCACCAATCTTTAGATTGTCATCGCCATGTTCCCTGTCATCGAGGTAGGTTTTTCTTGTGACGAAGTCATACACAATTTCATCACCTACATTTATCTTCATACCTGTTTTGGCATCAATGCCAACCCATTTGGCAATCATTCGTTTTCTCATTTTGTTTCCTCTTCGGGTAGATATGCAATTAGGTTTTCTCTAGGAACCACCCCAAGCAATTCAACAAGTGCTGTGTAATCGCCTAGTTCAAAATCATTTTTGATTTGTTCAATTACAAGGTCAATCAATTCATAGTTTCTCATTTTGTTTCCTTTAGGAAAGACAGCAAGTCTTGTTGATGAAGTGTCACTTGGTAGCCAAGCTTCGTGATGTCAACCAACACCTCTGGTGTCAGTGTCTTGGTGTTAGCGATGTGGGCAAAAAGCTTTGCTTTGTCGCAGATGGGATAGAATTTCTCTACTCCGTAGACGCTCTTGATTTCAATGACAATTTCCATTGTGTTTCCTTACATTGACCAAGCATAAATGCTTGCTCTGCGGGTTTCAGGATTTGTAAACAAACCAGTACACCAAGCACTGTCTGCTGTGCTCTCATCGTCTTTGTAAACAAAGGATGTATATTTGTAGGGGTTGTAGGTGACTAGCTCACCCCGTTCCTTAACACTAGAAAGTGTTACATCATCGTTGCCACTGTCATGCCAAGTGCCACAGACACCAGCATGGACATTCTTACGTTTCTCTCGCAGGACACGCTCTCTGCCAGCTTGTGACACCTTGAACGTGGCATGAAAGAGCAACACAGTGTCTCTGTGGGCAACAACACGACCCTTCATAGCACCCTCAAGAGCCTTAATGCTGAAGCATTTCTTGTGTAGATTAAAGTATACAAACACTTTCATTTTGTTTCCTTTCAGGAAGTTAATAGGTGAGTTATCATTTCGTAGAGCTTGTCAAGCTCTACGGAGGAGAGGTTAAGTTCTTTACCTACAATTTTGCTAGGCACACTGTTTTCAAGAGCAACCTTGGCAATTTCAAACACAATGCTTACATTCTGTAAGTCTTTGTTGTACAGTATCATTTTGTTTCCTTTAGGAAGTTAGTAGGTGAAACCAGTGAATACTTTAGTCATACCTTTCAGGTATAAACAACGGCTGATGTCTTCGACATCTTGTAGTTGATATTTCTTATTGAAACGACACCAGCCGACCAATTGGTATACTTTCTTGCTATCTTCTTTGCGTTTCACATAGTCACCTTTGGTGACAGAGCGTAAGAAAATTGCATTCATTTTGTTTCCTTTCAGGAAGTTAATACACATTACCTAAACCAGCAGAGACATATCTGTCTCTTACGCTTTGCTCATATGCTGACTCACGATCATCAAGATGATCAAGCAATGCTTGTTCATCATGGCAAGCCTGAATCGCTTCTTCTTTGCTTGCAAAGATGCCTATGTCAGAGGACATAAACTCTTGTTTATGGTTGAATCGGTCTATCATCGAAGCCCGATAACCATCTACACCGAAAGGTGTAACCAGTGCATAAGGAAGATTAAACCTTTCGGTGTAATACTCATCAGTTTCAAAAACTAAAACTTTTATCATTTTGTTTCCTTTAGGAAGTGTTGCTTGATATATGCCCTGTAACCCAGTGTAATACAAAGTATTACAAAGCATATGAAAGCAAGCTCTTCATAACTGACGTACAACCCCGCCAACTAGAGCCTGTTCCCTCTGCACATTTTCACCGCCATGTGCTATGGCGACCACACAATTAACCCACTGTGTGATTGGGCTAGTCAATAGCAGTGGTGTGTGCTTTGCTAAAGCAACCACCCTCACCGACACTAGCATTAGATTTTTAAAGAACATCGAATGAAGCTTTGCTTCACAGCAGGGCTTCACCCTATAAAGAGACACGATGGCACTCTGCAAAGCCCTTTAGGGGCTTTACGCAATGTCATCAAGCAATAGCTTGAATCGGTATGACCTTACGATCAAACACAAAGCCTGATTGATCAAGCTTCGCTTTGCCTTTGGCATAAAGAGCAACCACAATGCCTTTGGCATCAAGGTGACGAACATCGCTCTTGTCGCCACTGACAACCTCTAAACCCCTATGGGTTTCAGGTATTTCTTGTTCCTTACGGAACACTGAGGCAACTCTCATACCCTTTGCAATGGCTAGTTGAACATAAGGCTGAAAGCCTTGCACACCGCTGTCACTGAATGTCAGATCATAATTTGCTGGTAAATCTTTACGATTTACATCCTTGGTGTAGTCGTAGAATTGAACGGCAGGGAAAGCAGCAAATATGTTTACATATTCCCAACCGTCAACATCGGTAAAACCTACGGTTTCCCATCGAATGTCACTAGTGCCATTCAACCGAACCAAAGGCTTTAAGCCTTGCTTTTTGGCTTTCTTGATGAGCTTGGTAATATCAACAACAAGTTGTTGCATGAAAGTGTTTCGCTCTTCAAAAAACCATACGGTTTTGTTGACCCTAGCTTGCTGGACAGAGCTAAAAGCTCCACGACCAGCACTGTAAAGGCAAGCCTTGTCACATTCAGCAACTTTAGCCATTGAACAAGTGTTCCACTTGGTGGTAGTGGCTGGGGCAAGATAGAGAATGCCAGTTAAGAAACCAAAGGTTTCTCCTTTGACAGTTTTGGCATCGGATGACACCGAAAGCAAAGCTTTAGACTTGAACATTGTGTTTCCTTTCAGGAAGTGTGGCAAAATCGCCGTTGACGTTTTCAATCTTAGGGGCAAATCAGAGCCTGTCGATTAGGACAAACCCTTATGCTTGGCTTTCAGCAAAGACTGCCAAAGGCAGAAAGACGAAGCTGAGCAAAGCTACACTGAAAAGTGTAGTGGCATCACCACCTACCATTTGCAGATAAACTGCACCACCTAAGCAAAGCAAAGCCTTGAAAACCAGCGAAATTGAATAAGCAAATTTTCCCATCGTTTTCTCCTTCATGTCTTTCATTTAACTTAAAAATAAAAAAATTACCCTTTTCACTACGTTTAAAAGGTAATTTTTTTATGTTAAATGAAAGACATGGGATTGGGCGCATGCTCGCAGATCTTTGATATTTTTAGCTTTTTATTATGCCAACAGAGTTGTCATATAAAAAGCGATTAAAAAATATCAAAGCAAAGTCGATGTTGTCCACAGCTTGTTACCATGACGTTTTTGGGGCAGTGGAAAAGCTGTGGAAAACTAGTCGATGGTAGGATAAACCCTGTAACACTTTGGAATGCTGGATGGAAATACAGTGGTAGATAGATATACCGCCACTTTAGTACTACGTTCTAGTTGTGAATGAGAACGATTCGCATTCTCATTTCTATAATACCGAGATTTTCAATCAGTATTCATAAGACAATAACTACTTGAATTCATTGATCTTTTTATTCTCTTAGTGAATCTAGGTATACCGTATTAACGCACTCTGTAGTGCGCCATCGCTCAATCGCATACCCAGCCAGCCGCCGCCGTGCGCCGCCGAGTGTGGGGGCGGGCGTGGGCCACCGGGGGGTATAGCGTTAGTATATATGCTTACACCCACAGATTAGGAAAATTCACTTTGTAATGATAAAGTATACATACCCATCCCTGCTATGGAAAACGCTTTTAAAGCGTCTATCTATGCACATCCTACCCTTGCCCTTCCCATCAAAATAAAACCGCTTAAATAGCCCTTTAAAGCCTTCTGTGGGGGTGTTGCATGTTGGTATCTCTTCCCCTGTCCATCTAACATCTTCCTTGCATGTTAACATAATATATGTTACATTAAACCAAAAGGAGAACATTTATGTTGAAGGCTAATGGATTTGATAAAGCAGTTGCAGGTATGGCTACCATTTGGAGAGATGGCAGCAGGGTGGATGTGTTGGTTTATGATGGGAACAAGATGGTGGCTATACTGAAGAAAGATGGCATGGTGTATCAAGATGCTGTTGATTTCATTGAGGTTAATGTTGAGGGAGCCTATGTTGGAGAGGCAACACCCATCGTTATGTGGCCTTACATTGATGAAGAATAAAAAATAAAGCTTGACAAGAAGTGTTGCAATGTGTAACACTACGCTTTAATGGGGGGTAGGGGGGTAGATGAAGATCTATATAGCTAATTAAAGCTTATAGCGTTATAAGTATATATAATAGTTGTAAGTATACACACATACAATTTAATATCATCTAATAACTACTATATCATAGCTACTTATTTATTTATGTCAACCTAAATGGAATTTAGACTGTCTATATGCTAACAATCTTTTAAATAAGTAAAGCTTGTATCACCTTATCTATACACTCTTTACAATATATAATTAACAATATGAAGAAGCCATCTGTAAGTTTGTTATCAACCAGAGATCAAGTCGTAGCTGCTGGATTGTTTTCTTCAAAGCCCTACTCGGTTGTTAGCGATGTCTATCATGCGATGAATAGAGGAAGCCTAGATAATGTTCACATCCCTCATAGCGATGTTTATTTTGTTAGGGCTGCTTTGGAAAAGCAGACAGGCTATTATTTTCCTCTTGATGCTGTAGAAAATGCTATGAAGGCTGAGGGATGGAAGGATAGGAAGGGAAACAGATATGGATAAGAAGGTTTCTTCTGTTAACAAAGCGGGTGTTTACACCAAGCCGACAATGCGTAAGGCTTTGTTTAACAAGATAAAGGCTGGTAGTAAGGGTGGTGATGCTGGCGAATGGAGTGCTAGGAAAGCTCAGCTATTGGCTAAAGAATATAAAGCTGCTGGTGGAGGCTACAAGTCATGAAGAAGCCACAGGAGTCTTTGAAGGAATGGACTAAGCAGAAATGGACAACCAGCGATGGCTCTCCTTCTGAAGGGAAGAAGAGATATTTACCAGAAGCTGCTTGGAAGAGCTTGTCTCCACAAGAGAAAGCAGCCACTAACAAAGCCAAGGCTGCTGGCAACAAGAAGGGGAAGCAGTTTGTTGCTCAGCCAAAGGCTATAGCAAGAAAGGTAGCTAAGTACAGATGACAATTGAATATAGGGGTAAAACCTTTGAAGGCTATAATAAGCCCAAAAAATCAGACAAGCCAGAAAAGAAGATGATGGTGCTTGCAAAAGAAGGAAGTGTGGTAAAACTGATTCACTTCGGTGATGCTACTATGGGACACAACTATTCCCCTGAAGCAAGGGCTAGCTTCAAGGCTAGACATGCTGAGAACATTAAGAAGGGTAAGATGAGTGCTGCTTATTGGGCTGATAAGGAGCTTTGGGCTGGAGGTGGTGGCAGTGTTAAACAACCCCCTAAAGGTCAGAAACAGAAGTTTGGTAAATAATGGCTACAAGCAAAGGAACCAAAAGAGGGGCTGATGAACAACTGCTAGAAGGCGGTGGTTCAGGTGGTGGCATTAAAAATACTAAGTGGAGCAGTGTTCCCTCAGTAAAAAGCAATGCCTCTTTTCTGGATGATGTTAAGAAGCTAACCAAAGATACCTCTAGTCTTAAAGGTGGTGCTAAGAAGTCCACTGACTTGGCAGAAGATCGTGCAGCCAATAGAATGGCTATTCGTGCAGCAAGTGCTGGTGCAGCGGCAGCAGCCTTGAAATATGCAAGTGGTAGCAATGCTTCTGCAACAGATAAGCCTAGTAATGGCAGCAACAATGAATTTATGGGCAGTGCTAAGGCAGATCCTAAAAACCCAACAAGTGTTGAAGGAACAGGCATGGCAAAGGGTGGGTTGGTTAAAAATAAAATGTCTGCTTACAATGCAGTGTATATGGGCAAGGATAAGAGGAAATAATTATGGCAACAGATGCTGAGATGGTAGCTAAATATCGGGAGAAGGCTAAGGATAAAACCTTGCCTCAAGATGTCAAGAACATGTATCTTGATAAGGCTGTAGAGCTTGAGCGTAAAGCCTACGACAAGATGAAAGCTGGCACTAAGATGGCTAAGGGTGGTATGCCTGTTAGAGGCAGCCGTACAGCCACTAACAAGGCCAAGAAGATGATGGGTGGTGGCTATGCCATGAAGACACCGGCTATGGCTAAGGGTGGTTCTGTAAAGAAGGGGAAATAAGAGATGGCTACTAAGAAAGCATTTAAGCCTTGCGAAGGCTGTCCTACACCAGCTAAATGTAAAGCCGCTGGTAAATGTATGGCTAAAGAAGGCAAGGGAAAATCAGGCATTGCCATTATGATTGGTATTACTAAACCTAAGATGGTTAAGAAAAAATAAAGGAAAACTAATATGAAAAAGACAACTAAGAAAATGTTTATGGGTGGTGCTCTTAAAAAAATTGCCCCTGCTGTAGCTCGTGGTGTTCGCTCCGTTGCAGCCGCACAGCCTAAGGTTGCCGCTAATGTTGCCGCTAAAGCCGCCCCTGCTGTCAGCAAAGCAATGAGTATGATGGGTAAGGCTATGGCTAAAAAGAAATGATGAAGCCAGAGAATAAGCAAACCAAGAAAATTGCTGCTGTGATGAAAGAGTTTAAACAAAAAGCTCTTCACAGTGGTAAAGGTGGCAAGGTTGTTAAAAACCCAAAGCAAGCCATTGCCATTGCCTTGTCTGAAGCATCTAAGATGAAGAAGAAATAATCTGTGATAACTTACTATCCTCAACCTGTAACCACTGTTCAACTAACAGACACAGCCAAAGATGCCTTTGGTCGTGCTAGAGTTACACAGCCTGTTACATTGTTTGAGAGCCAGCATAGATATTTTGAAAACACCAATTGGAACAGCACTACAGCCACTGGCGGTACAGTGACACATGTTCCTGCTGAGAGTGTTATGAACATGGCTGTCACCACAACCAGTGGTAGTAAGGTGTATAGAGAAACTAAGAAGGTGTTTGCTTATCAACCCGGCAAGAGTTTGTTAGTTATGACAACTTTTTCCATGAACACTCCTAAAACCAATCTTAGACAAAGGGTTGGTTATTTCAGCAGCCTAGACGGTATTTATCTAGAGAATGATGGAACATACAACTACATTGTTCTTCGTAGCCAAAGCTTAGGAACTAGCTTTTCTGTTAGGCAAGATGCTTGGAATGCAGATAAGTTTGATGGCACTGGTGCTTCTGGCAGAAACATTGATGTTAGCAAGACTCAAATTTTATGGGTAGACATTGAATGGCTTGGTGTTGGCGATGTTAGGGTTGGGTTTGTTGTAGATGGTGCTATGGTGTTGGCTCACACCTTCCATAATGACAATGCACAAACTACAACATACATGACTACAGCAGTGTTGCCTGTTCGCTATGAAATAGAAAATACAGGAACAACTGCCAGTGTCAGCACTTTGAAGCAGATATGTAGCACTGTGTTGTCTGAAGGTGGTTTTGAACTGTCTGGTTTTCAGAGAGTTGTAAATACACCCATCACATCTCCCTATACACTAACCACTGCTGGAACATATTATCCAGTGCTTTCCATCCGTCTTAAAAGCACAGCACTAGACGACTTAGTTATTTTGTCTGCTCTTTCTCTTTTAGGAAGTTCCAATGTTGGAGTTAACTACAATTGGAAGATTGTTAATGGAGACACTGTCACTGGAGGTACTTGGGTAAGTGCTGGCGCTAATAGCAGTGTTGAATACAATATATCTGGGACAGCCACTACTGGTGGTGATGTAGTGGCTTCTGGCTTCATTAGTGCAGGAAACCAGTCTTCACAAGCTATAGATATATCTAAGTCTTCTTTGTTTAAGTTTCAGCTTGAAAGAGACAGCTTCACTTCTACCCCCTCCACACTATCTCTTATTGTAGCTTCCGACACTAACAGTTCTAAAATATATGGCTCTATGGATTGGGAAGAGGTGACACGATAATGGCTACAAAGAACAGAACAATAGGTGCTCTCCTCACCACCAGCAATGTAGACATCTACACTGTACCTACTAGATATATAGCAGAGGTTACTAGCCTTGTTATTAGTAATGCTTCATCCACTACCACCACATTCTCTTTAGATTGGTACGACACTGTCACATCCACTTGGTATACATTGGCTGAGCTTGTTGCGTTACAGCCTAATAGCTTATTACAAATTACAGACGGGTTTATGCTACAAGCTGGGGATAAGTTTAGGGGACTAGCTAGTGCTGCATCTTCCATCACTGTTTCCATCAGAGTTGAAGAATCCTACTCTGTTGTAACTTAGGAGAACAACATGTTCATCATTGAATTTATGATTTGTCTATCTGTACAAGATTGCACCATTTTGGTAGATGTTCCTAGATCAATGCATAGAACACAGGAAGATTGTTTGAAAGTGGCCTACATTAAATCCTTAGAGCTTGCTGACCTTAACAGACAATTCAATCCAGAAATAAATTTTAGATGTGTAGAAACATTTAACAAAGATAAGGAAATTTAAATATGGCTAAAGAACTAACAGATCAACACAAAAAGTTTCTTGAAGTGTTATTCACAGAAGCACATGGAGACATCACTACAGCTAAGAACTTGGCTGGCTTCTCTCGTGGCTACAGCACAAGACTTCTTACAAACTATCTCAAAGAAGAAATCATTGAAGCCACCCAACTCTACATTGCTATGAATGCCCCAAGAGCAGCAATGGCTGTTGTAGGCGGTATTAACATGCCCACTGAGCTAGGCATCAAAGATAAGCTTAGTGCTGCTAAAGACCTGTTAGACAGGGCTGGCTTCGTTAAAACAGATAAGGTGCAGGTTGAGGGTTCTGGCGGTGTGATGATTTTACCCGCCAAGGAAAAGAATGTAGATGACTGACAGGGGAATAGGCAAGTGGATATTGCCACAGCCTAATATTAAAAAGAAGAAATATGTAGACATTCCAAAACTTGGACGTACAATACCATTTGGTTATGAGGCGAGTGAAGAAGAAGGATGGCTTTCTCCTATTCCTGCACAGCTTGAAGCGTTAGAAAAAGCTAAGAAGTATTTGAGGCAGTATAGTTTAACTAAAGTGGCTGCTTGGCTTTCGACAACGACAGGTAGATATATAGGCCCCTCCTCTTTAAAAGTTAGAATAAAGAATGAACAGTCCCAAAAAAGAAGATCTTCAACATATCATCTCCTCGCCAAACGGTACAAAGAAGCCCTTGAGAAAGCGGAAAAGTACGAAAGAAGAGTCGGCTGCATCGAAGACAGTTATTTTGGAACAGAGCAGTACAGAGAAATTAGAGACACCTTCTTCAAAATTGACAAGTGAAGAAGAGTATCAGAATGTAATTTTTAAACCTAATGCTGGGCCACAGTCAGTTTTCTTGGCCTCGTCAGAAAGGGAAGTGTTATATGGAGGGGCTGCTGGTGGTGGTAAAAGTTATGCCATGCTTGCAGATCCTCTTAGATATTTAGGACATCCACAATTTTCAGGGCTTTTGTTGCGTCACACCACAGAAGAACTTAGAGAACTTATTTGGAAAAGCCAAGAAATATATCCAAAGATATATCCAAATATTAAGTGGAGTGAAAGAAAGATGCAATGGCAAGCTCCTAGTGGAGCTAGATTGTGGATGTCTTATCTGGATAGAGATGAAGATGTGTTGAGATATCAGGGTTTGGCTTTTAGCTGGATTGGTTTTGATGAATTGACACAGTGGCATACACCGTTTGCGTGGAACTATATGCGTTCTCGCTTGCGTACACCTGCTGCTGACCTGCCAATTTTCATGAGAGCCACCACCAACCCCGGAGGGCCGGGACATGCATGGGTTAAGAAGATGTTTATTGACCCTTCTCCAGCAGGAAAGTCGTTCTGGGCCACTGATGTAGACACTGGACAGGTGCTGTCATACCCAAAAGGTCACAGTAAAGAGGGACAACCACTGTTTAAGCGGCGTTTCATACCCGCTATGTTGGCAGACAACCCCTATTTGGCTGAGGGTGGTGACTATGAAACCATGCTTTTGTCCTTACCTGAGCATCAACGCAAGCAATTGCTTGAAGGAAACTGGGATGTAGCAGAAGGAGCAGCGTTTCCTGAGTTTAATAGGGCTGTTCATGTAGTAGATAGCTTTGATATCCCCAAAAGTTGGGCTAAATTCAGGGCTTGTGACTACGGCTACGGTAGTTTTAGTGCTGTTGTGTGGTTTGCTGTTACACCTAGTGAACAATTGGTGATATACAGGGAGCTTTATGTCAGTAAAGTGCTGGCAAAAGACCTAGCCCACATGATATTGAGGGCTGAAGAGAACGATGGTGGCATTAGATATGGTGTTTTGGACAGTAGCTGCTGGCATAAGCGTGGAGATACAGGCCCTTCGCTAGCAGAACAGATGATTATGGAAGGTTGTCGCTGGAGGCCAGCAGATAGAAGTGCTGGTAGTAGGGTGTCAGGTAAGAATGAGTTGCATAGAAGACTTCAAGCTGACCCATTTACAGAACAACCAAGAATGGTTATAACAAGCAACTGCACAAACACTATTGCTCAGCTTCCCATTATTCAACTGGACAAGAAAAAGCCAGAGGATGTTGATACGAAGGGCGAAGACCACTTGTATGACGCTATTAGGTATGGAGTGATGAGTAGACCCCGTAGTAGTGTGTTTGATTACAACCCATTATCAAGAAATAAAACTATTAATGTCTCTGATAAAATTTTTGGTTACTAATATGATTAAAGTATGTTTTAAATGTAAAGATGAAAAGCCTATTGAAATGTTTCATAAACATGCTGGGATGAAAAGTGGTTATTTAAACAAGTGTTCTCTTTGTGTTATGAAAGACGTAAAGGAGTGGAGAAATAAAAATCCAGAAGCAAGAAAAAAAGAATATATAAAAAGCAAACCAAAATTAGGAATCACTAAAACAAGACAAGAATATATTTTAGATATTAAAAGTAAAGCTAAAGGAAGAAAAACAATTGTTCATCAGTATAGTGCAAAAAGAAGAATGCAAACAAACAAATTAGTTATGACAGAATTTGATGAATTTGTTCAAAAGGAAGCTAATGATCTTTGTATCATAAGAGAAAAAATAACAGGAATAAAATGGCATGTAGACCACATTGTTCCACTAAACCATAAAAAAGTTTGTGGTTTACATAACGGGTATAATCTTCAAGTTGTTCCCGGTTTGTGGAATATAAAAAAAGGAAACAGAAACATGCAAACATATTTCAATATTAAGGAACAATATGGAAAAGAATAAACCAATGCTTGGAGATAAAACTCTAGCTTTAGATGATGTAAAGAATAAAGAAGACGAGGATGTCTCTGGCGGTGGTTTGATTTCGTATATAGAAGAAAGATATACAAGATCAGAAGAAAGCAGACGAGCAGATGAAAGTCGCTGGCTTCGTGCGTATAGAAACTACAGAGGCATCTACGGCCCTGATGTTCAATTCACTGATACAGAAAAGTCTCGTGTCTTTATCAAGGTGACCAAGACTAAAACACTTGCTGCCTATAGTCAAATCACTGAAGTGTTGTTCTCTAACAATAAGTTTCCTCTTAGTGTAGACCCCACCACATTGCCTGATGGTGTGGTTGCTGATGTACACACCGATCCTAAAGCGGCTCCTACAACAGGAGAACCAGCTATGCCCACTGAAATTCCTTTTGGTGAAACCAGTGGCAACATTCCAAAAGGCTTTGACTTGGATGTGTTGGAACAAATGTTGGGATCTATGAAAGACGATCTCAAAGACTTGCCCAACTTGAAAGAAGGCCCCGGTGTCACTCCTTCTTCCATCACCTTTAGTCCTGCAACTGTAGCAGCTAAGAAGATGGAGAAGAAAATTTATGATCAGCTAGAAGAAACAGGAGCGTCTAAGCATTTACGTTCCACTGCTTTTGAGATGGCCTTGTTTGGTACAGGTGTGATGAAAGGGCCTTTTGCTGTTAATAAAGAATATGCAAATTGGGCTGAGA